TATTATCATTATTATTAATAGTTACATGTTCAGGTTGAGGTTGAGGTTCAGTTTCTAATTTATTTTCGGATGATGGCAAATCCTCAATTTTAGTAGTATTACTATTAATTTCATTCTTTATATTATTTTCATTATTTTCATTATTTTCATTATTAGTATTTAAATTATTATTATCTAAAAAAATAGTTTCATTATTTAACTCATCAATATTTACTTTTTTAGCTACATTACGTTTTACATTTTGAATTTGTAACGCATGTAAACCAATGTATGGTAAAACCGCTATATTATTCATATATGTTCTATATCGAAAACAAGAAATACTAGTATCACTATTTATAAACTTAATACTATACCACCAGTAAGCAGGCAAAAATAATGTTTTTCCAGGTGTTAAAGTGAATTCAAGACACTTCATTTTATCAAAATCTGCAATATATTTTGGCTGTGGAGACCAAGGGTTAATAGGCGACCTAAATTCAAAATTCTCATAATCATAATTTGGATACAAATATCGTGTACTATGTGGAGGAGCCATTTTAATTTGAGCAGTTCCCTGAGTCAACAAAAAAAAGTTTCTATAATTGATTTCATAACGAAAAGGAGTACAAGTATTTTTACTACCCATCATAATATCATAATTACAATTTGAAACCATATAAGGTCTTAAAAACTCATCATTATATTTTAAGCTTTTAACAACCCCTGTTTCTTCTAAAAACTCGGTATTATTTTCTGAAAAATAAGAAGAAGTATTATCTTCATTAAATAATTTAATAGTTGTATGTAAAGGTAAAGGCATATATAATTCTGTATTAGAATCAGTATCTTTTACATTTCTAATTTTGGTTTCAAAAGCATAATAATTATTAGCAATATAAGTTTTATTAGAGGTTTCCATTATTTTTTGATTTTCGAAATTAAATAAAACTGGTTGCCTAATGTCACATATTTCTTCTAGTTTTTCTTTAGATGGTTCATCGAGTTCATACATTTCCAAATCCTCTCCTGTTTTTAAATGAAATTGAATATGTAAATAAATAAATAAAACTAGACAAAAAATAAAAAATCCTATTATTATTTCCATTATATTAAATAAAAATAATAATAATATTTATAAAGTAAAACGAACATATAGATATTTTAATTAATGATTATTAATTATCATTAATTTTTGGAGCCATAAAAAATACTAATGAACTTTCATCTCCTAAATCATATATGATTTTCATAGGATACTCGGCACTAATACAAAAGTTAACCTCATTAGATAGTTTATTCGTTAAACACATTTTGGTAATATAATTCAAGCTGTATTTTAAATCAATAATTTCACCTTCAACAATAGAATACTCAGTAAGATCATCAATTGGGATATTAACAAGCATTTCACCCGTAATTCCGTTGGTAATAAGATCGATTTTTTCTTCAGAACATTTAATATTAATATCACTCCCAAATGACAACATTTGTGATGTAATCTCACAAATTTTTTTAGCTGCTATTGAAAATTCGGCATCATAATCAACAACTGGAATATTCAATTCTTCATGTTCAAAATCTACTAAAGAAATTTTAAAATGTTTGTCAAATTCACCTTTTAAATGTGAACCTGCTACAAGATCAACATTAATGCTATCTTCCCCATCAAAATGTATAATCATATTATGTGAATCTTGTTTAGTACTAATTACTAAATGAAAAATAGATGCGTCAAAACTTATACTTGTTTCTTCTTCCACAATATATTCATCAAACCATTTTTTTTGAATATTTACATTAAATAAACAAATATGTGATTTATCCATTCCCTGAATATGTAACTTTTCTTTTTCAAAAATAACAGTGACAACAGATGTACAATTTTTCAAAATTTGAAATAATGCAACAAATAAATCTTTTTTATTTTTATTACTAATAGTAACTTTCATTAGTAATAAAATGTAATTATGTTTAATACATTTTATTAAATTATTTTGTTTAATGATTTTCTTCAGAATTAGCAAGTTCTTGTTTAACAAGATTTTTTAAATCCAAAGCATTGAATGGAATATTAGCCTCTTCAACACCAATGTTAATAGTAGCGCTTATATTTTCATTTAATTCAGTAAATTGTGGAGTTTCCATACTCTTTTCAATTTCACTAAAAGCATTTTCAAGATCATTGAATTTATCATTTGTTTCTTTTGAAAATAATTCGAACTTGAATAGCATATGTGCTAATAAATCCTTTGTTTCCTTCAATTCCTTTTCGATTTTGGAAACTTGTTCATTGCTAACATTATTAAAATTAGAAGAAGTATTAGAATTAGTCATAGTTTCTTTCTTCTCAATCGCATCCAATCTACTAATTATATTTGTTAAAACACTATTATCAATAATTTTGGAATTTTTTGGAATATTTTCTTCAGTTTGACCCCCTGATGAAAATTCACCTTGATCAAAATCAATCATAAATTGTTCAACACGTCCTAAACGAAGTGTAATTAATCCAATAGCATCAGATACGCTTAATTTCGAAAATGGCATTCCATTAGAATGCACTTGTTGTTGAGGTTGTTGTTGAATAGGAGCTTTTGCTATTCTAACATTATTAGAAGGTGGTTGCATTTGTTGAGGTACAAAAGCAGAGTGTGAAGCAATAGAAGTGCCTGGTCTACCTCCACTAACGGGAGGTTGGGATTCACCAGCACGTCTTGACCTAGCAGCGGCAATGGATCTAGAACTACTCATTTAATATTAAATATACATAATTTGTTTTTAAATTACTTACGCGATAACCTTTTAAAAATATTATTTTAAATATTTCCTAGATTTATTGGATTTTCTACTAAGTAGTCTTCTATACATAAAATATTTATAAATGTATTAAAAATAATAAATTTAATTATATAATAAAATGGATTATGAAACAATTAAAAAAGAAAATCAATTATTAAAAGATGAAAATGAAGGATTAAAAAATGAATTAATACACATCAAACAACACTTAAAAAAATATACTGCACCTGAATACAAAAAAGTGTATTACGAAAATAATAAAGAAGAAATAAAACAAAAACATAAAGAGTATACTCCAACGCAAGAACAAAAGAAAAAATGGGCTAGAAACGCATATTTAAAAAAAAAAGAAAAGATAGAAAAAGAAAAAAACATTTAGGATATTTATATATTTTCCAAGAAACTATATAAATATAATATTTAGTAAATATATAGAATGGAGAATAATCAAAAAATTATCGGAGTATATAAGATATCTAACACTTTATCAGGTAGATATTATATAGGATATTCAACTAACATTAATAGAAGATTTACTGTTCATCGTAGTAAACTTAAACAAAATTGTCACGATAATATATTTTTACAGAGAGCTTATAATTTAGATGGAGAAGATAAATTTAAATATGATATAATCCATATTTGCAATACAGAAGAAGAGGCAAAAGAAATTGAGTTGCAATATTTAATAAATTTAAGCATTCGAGATAAATTATACAATTTGAATTTTAATAATAGTGGCGGCGATTTAATGACAAACCATCCGGATAAAGAAAAAATAAGAGAGAAAATTTTAAAATCACATGCAGAAACTATAAGTAAAATGAGTTCAGAAGAGAGAAAACAAAAATATGGTAAACTTGGAGAAAAAAATGGTATGTATGGTAAAACACATACAGAAGAAGTTAAAAAAATGAATTCAGAACTTAAAAAAGGAAATACATATTGTAAAGGTAAAAAAGCATCTGAAGAAACAAGGCAAAAAATGTCGGAAAATGCAAAACTAAAAATTGGAGAAAAAAATCCATTTTTTGGAAAACATCATACAGAAGAAACAATACAAAAAATTAAAGAAAAAAGTAGAGGAAGACTTCCTCCAAATATTATAAAAATCTCAATTGATGGAAATATTTACATATCAATTACGGAAGCGGCTAGACAACTTAATACACCAACACCGACTATACTATGGCGTCTAAAATCAAAAAATCCTAAATTTGATAATTATAAATATATTGATGACGAAATTTTTACGCAACCATCTGAAATTTTATAGGTTCATGATGTTTATAATTCTCCAAAATAAAATCATCTACTTGATAATCATTTATATTATCTCTAATTTGTTTAATTGAAACTATTGGGAAAGGATAAGGCTCTCTTGTAATTTGTAATTTTAATCCATCTATATGTTCTTCATAAATATGACAATTGCCTTTAAAATATACAAATTCATACGCTACTAATCCACAATGTTTCGCTAGTAAATGCGTAAGAAAACTATAAGATGCGATATTAAAGCTTGTCCCACATGCTTCGTCGTTAGACCTCTGATAAAGAGCACACGATAATTTGTTACCATCATGAACATTAAATTGACATAAAATATGACAAGGTGGTAAAGCCATGTCGTCCAGTTGACAAGGATTCCATGCTGTCATTATCAAGCGTCTACTCGTGCGCTGTTTAGGGTCTTTTAAAGCGTCAATAATTTGCTGTAATTGGTCAACACCTTCTCCAGTATAATCATGATGATCACCTTCCCATTTTGCATTAAAATGACGCCATTGGTGGCCATAAATAGGTCCAAGCTCATCAACCTCATAATGTTGTAATCCACGTGAATCCAAAAATTCTCTGGTACTATTGCCATCCCAAATATGAACACCTTGTTCTAATAAAAGTTTATTATTAGTTTTGCCGCGAATAAACCATATAAGCTCTTTTAAACAAGTCTTCCAAGCAGTCTTTTTTGTAGTTAAAATAGGAATTTTTCCATCCTTAAGAGAGAAACGCATTGAAGCCCCAAAAATGCTTTTTGTTTTTCCATTTCTACCTTCTTCCCATGTACCATTTTCGAGAATATTTTCAATCAGATTTAAATATTGATATTCTTCATAATTATTATCATTATTATGGTTATTATGATTAATATTATTAAAAATATTTTCTGATATTTTGTTTGAACTATACAAATTTGTTGGAATCATTATTATAAGTATTTAGAATAGTTTTAAATAGTTTTAATACTTTTACATAAATAACATTTTTGGTTTTTTAATTTCTTATTATACCTTATATAAAGATATGGATACTTCAGATGATTCTAAAAGTTTTTTTAAACATGTTTTCAATTTTGACGATGATTCAAAATCTGAAATATTAAATATAGTTCAATACTCAATAATAGCTTTAATACCAATTATTATTTTGAATAAAAGTATGTCAAATTATATTCCAGAAGCAGATGACAAGAAAGGAAGTTTAGAACTTTCAGCAGAAATAATAATTCAAGTAATTGTCATGCTTATTGGTCTATTACTAATTCATAGAATAATTACATTTGTTCCAACCTATAGTGGTGTTAAATACCCTGATTTTAATATTATTTTTATAATTTTAGCAGTTTTGATGATAACTTTAAGTTTACAAACAAAATTGGGTGAAAAAGTTAGTATTTTATTTGAACGTCTTATGGAATTATGGAATGGAAAAGAAAATAAAAATAAAAATGGTAAAGGTGGTAAAAATGGAAATGTAAAGGTTTCGCAACCAATATCAGGACAAACAGGTTCTATAACTGGACAAATGATGCCTCAATCTCAACCAACATATACAGATGGCACATCAATAAATTCATTACCAACAAGTGATGTTGCTTTAAATAGTGGTGCTACTCAACAATTGCCAAATTATGACAATATGTATAGAAAAGATACAACACCTTTGGTAAATGCGAACACTCCAGGACAAATGGAAGGGTTTTCAAGTGAACCCATGGCAGCAAATGCTGCTTTAGGTAGTGGTGCGTTTGGTTCTTGGTAAAACATAGTGATAAGAAAAATATAATAATAAATACATATAAATTATTCCGTTTCATGTTCCATCCCATTACATATTTTATTCAAAACCCAAAATAATGTTTCTTTAATTGTTGACATATAAATTACAAAATTATTTTTTTTTGTAATTTACAATTTATTATACTTAAATATATTTAATTATAATAAATAATATGGATGTTAATAAATTATTAAAAGCATTAGAGGATGAAACAAATGAGAATTTATTTAATTTTACTAGTGATAAAATGAGAGAAATGAATTTAAAAATTATTAAAGAATTACACTTGCCAAGAGATGAATCATTGTCTATATTAAAAAAATTAAAGGAATATAAATATGTGGATGAAATGAGTGATTTAAAATATGGTACCTATATTAGATGGATTCCTATTGAAAATCCAAAACAAATTAACTTGACAAAGGGGGCAATTTTTTGTGAGATGAAAATAACAGATGAAGGTGTTTTTTTAATTTGTAAAAATTTAGGATATAGTTCAAAACATTTTCGCATATCAATGGATACTAATTTAATATTTCAAAAATTAACACAACAAGAACTAGTATTGTTATCCGCATTAGACCATTTATCAAAATAAATTTATAATATATTTAAAAATAAAATAAATATAAATATATGTTTGTTATAATGATAATGGTTATTTTATTATTATTTGTTTTTATTAATACAATATTCGCAATGGTAATTATAAATTAAAATTTATGTTTAATTGTTGTTATTTTTAATTATATTTATAAAAAATAAAATTGAAATGCTTTTATAAATAATTTGGAAGACATAATTATTACAATGAACTTTAAATCAATTTTCAATACTATTTATGAAGTCGCCGGTATTTTCATATTATGGATTAGTATACACTATATTGCTTCCAATTTGTATCCTAAATTTTGCGCAGAACTGACTATATTAGGCTTTATAAAATCAATATTTGTAGCTCAAGCGCCGCATTGTATTGCTTTGAGATGGATTATTTACAACGGAGGATTGGCTATTAATAGTATGTGGATATCGATTGGAATGTGGGTTACTACAAAAATGTTGAAAAAAATAGTTACCGAACAATAATATATAAATTGTTTTTAATTTTCATTTATTTAGATTTACCTTTACTTTTGCTTTTTCGTGTTTTATTCTTCTCTCTACAATGACAATCTAAAAATAATCCAGGAATAAATTTGCCTATTTGTATGAGGTCAATATGAGTCTTATGAATAGGTTTTTTTATTGTACTCGTTTTTTTGCCTTTGTGATATTTAGTAACACTTTTATAACCCTTTCCATTTTTTATAGAAACCTTACGCACTACTTTACTCCCACCTGTCATTGTTTTAACTTCTGTGTTATCATAATTAAAATTATTTACATTTTTATTTTTATTATCATTATCATTTTTATAATTCATTATATATTATTTTAAGAAAAAAATATATAATTAAAGTAAATGGAAGTAAGAACATATGTTCACCTATTTCATATTTTAATTGTGGGTTCTCTCTTTTTGTATGTTGGAAGATATAAAACGTTAATACCAGAATCAATGTATTCTATATTACTAGGTTTAGGGTTAATAATCATTTTTTACCATAGTTTTAAAGTTTATAATTATATAAAACAAGGTAAAGGATATTGGGTTAATTTGATTCATATATTTATGGTTGGCCCATTATTATTTTATATTGGTTACAATAGAGAGAAAACATCTAGATTATATTTTGAACTATTATTAATGCTAGGATTTGCCGCAATTGGTTATCATGGTTATTATTTATTTCAATAAAATAAATTATTTTTATGATTTTTCTAAAACCTATAAAACCTACAAATAGCTGTCAATACAATAAATAATGTTACGATCTACACAATATTTGGTTACAATATCTTTGTAATATTCGTCCCTAAATAGTTCATAATAGATGCGAAACTTTCTGATTTGTTTTATTAAACGTTCTGTATAATCTGATTTTGGTATCGCACGTCCCTCTGCATTTTCTTCTTCAAACCAATTTATCGCTTCTTCAAGCCAGTCAAATGATTTAGTGTAGATTTTTTTAATCATTTTTAATAAACTTTCATCATCATTTCCATAATTAATTAACAATGGAAAGTTGTTGTTAACAAATTTAATAACAGAATAAAGAGCAAAGACAGTTTCCTCACGTGAAACGATATTGTCAATATTCGGACACATTATTTTTTTAAATATTCTCGGAATTTTATTTAATACATCATGGTATTTTGAAAAGTAATAATCATATGGAATTTTATCACTTAATCGTGCGCTTCTTCTCAATGTAATGCTTAGACTCATTTTTATGTTACACTTTGATTACCAAGTATTTAAATACCTTTTATTTTATAATTATGGTTATAATTAAAATAATTAAAAGTATTTCAATTTTATTTTATAATGCTTATTATTTATTTCAATAAAATATTTTATAACTTTTAAAAATTTAGAATATATAAATTTAAATTTTTAAATATATAAACATTTTACAAATAAATATAATTATGAATGAGAAAGATTTAAAAGTAATACCATATACCGCAACATCGCTCTCTGTTGTAGGCAGATTTATTTTTATGTTTTTATTATACAGAAATAAAAGCACAAATAGTTTATCTTTATTATTTTGTATTTTAAGTATTATTTCATCTAGTATGTGGATGTATTATAGTGTTGAATTAAATGATTTGCCAATGATTTTACGAAGTTCAATTGAAATATCATTATTAACTATATCGTCAATTTATATAGTAAGAAATAAGGTAATAAATTATAATGTTCAAAACCAAATATTGCCTGGTTAGCATTCTTTCAACATTCATCTTTAACCCATTTCTTGGTAAGGACAGCTTCTACGCTTTTTAAAGCTCCTTCCGTCCAGCCTTGGTATCGACTTACAACCTCCCCTACAACAAGCATACCATTTTCTGGATGTTGTGCTTTATTGACAAACTCATTTCTTGTTCTATAAGGTCCTTTTAATACTTCGTAATAGTGTGTGCCAACAGACCAATAAAAGTCCTTCATAGCTATAATTTTTAATGCACCCTTTGGTATACCAAGTGATTCTTCAAGTAGTTCACAATACATTTCGCGGTTATTAGCAGTGTCCTTTAGATAATTTTTTTGTATTAAAGCATTAGTATTATCACTATATGCTATCATGTAAACCCCTTTATTTATATTCATGGGAATAATTTTTTGAAGAGGTCCAGGAACAATAGTATATTCAGGTACATATTTTTTCATAATTTCAGTAGATCCTTTATCAAATTTTGCATATAATCGCAAAAATGGCTGTCCATGTATTTGATTATATAAGCTGTTTTTATTAGATGCTCCAGGAACAAGTTTTTGTATTCCTCTAATAGTAGTAGCAACAATAACTTTATTAGAATGATATATAGTGCCATTTTCAGTTTTAATTTCAAATAAACAAGGGGATTCTTCAATTTTATTAATTTCAGTAACATCACTAGAAAACCGAAAATGTTTTTTACCAATTTTATGATACAACTCATCTACCATTTTTTTCCAAGGAATAGAAAGTCCAATCCATCCGCCTTTATTATCATCCATACCATAATTATATAAAGTTTCATATAAATCCGCATTTTCATAATCCGTATAACCAGCAGAAATAAGAAATTTTTTATACAATTGTTCATCAAAAAAATGAATAAAAAAATCTTTAAATGTTTTATGATGCAATTCAGGATGTTTTACATATTCTCTTTTTAAACCACTTATTATTTTCATAATATCAATAGGTTCAAATAATTTAGAATAATTCATAATAGATTCAAATTCAGAATATTTTATATTAAGTTCATCCATAAGTTTAATTAAAAGAGGATTTTTATCTTTTCTTCCAACCCCAGCACCAGTTACTATTTGAGTACCATAAAATATTTCATTACTAGTTCTACCACCTATCCATTGTTTTTTATGTTTTTCGAGTATAAGAAAAGAAGTATCAGGAGATATTTTTTGAATATTATAAGCACTATAAAGACCTGCCATACCACTACCAATAATAATTATATCATAATATTTAGCAGACATATATTAGATTGATATAAATTATATTTTTTAATATTTATCTAAACTAAATAAATTATTAATTTTAATTATTTTTTATTTTTTCTAGTTTTCTTTGATGAAGTAGTTTTTCTAAATGTAACAAATTTTTTTCCTTTACATTTAAATTTGCCTCTAGTATAGCCTTTGTTATTAAAAATAGTTTTAGTACATATTCCAATAGACTTTGCTTCAAAATTGGTATCTATTTTTTTAATACATCTACATAATTTAGTTGCCAATATTTGTTCTGCTTCTATTTTTAATATTCTTTTAGATTTAGGTATAGGTTTATTATAGTATTTCAATATTTTTTCATAATCATTATCAGATATCTCATCCATAGCTCTTTATTATATTTACAGATAATTTTTAATAATTTAATATTTTTTTATTAAAAATCTAAAACTCTAATTATATATAATAATGAAAATTGTTGTATTTGATTTAGATGAAACCCTAGGATATTTTACAGAGTTTAGTATATTTTGGGATTGTTTAAAAAAGTATTTTAAAAGGGAAGGCATAAATGATCATTTAAATCAAACCGATTTCAATGATATTTTAGATTTATTTCCAGAATTTTTGAGACCAAACATATTAAATATTTTAAGCTATTTAAAGGATAAAAAACAATCTAAATGTTGTAATAAAATGATGATATATACAAATAATCAGGGACCAAAAGAATGGGCACAACAAATTATTGCCTATTTTGAAAGTAAAATAAAATATAAATTATTTGACCAAATAATATCAGCATTTAAAGTTAATGGAAAAAGGGTTGAACTATGTAGAACTACACAAGATAAAACCCATAAGGATTTTATTAAATGTACAAAACTTCCGCTAAATTCAGAAATATGTTTTTTAGATGATGCCATACATTCAGAAATGATAAATGATAATATTTATTATATTAATTTAAAACCTTATTATTATGATTTACAAATTAATACAATGATTTCAAAATTTAAAAACAGCATAATTGGTAAAAAAATTATTATAAACGAAGAAGTTTTTGAAGAAATAATGAAAAATGAATTTAAAAAATATAATTATACATGTTTAGATAAAAATTTAAATGAGTATGAAGTGGATAAAGTGTTAGGAAAACAAATTATGGTACATTTACATGAGTTTTTTAATAAATCTGTAAAAAATAAAACACGTAAATTTTTAATTAAAAAAAATAAAACAAAACGAAAATATTAGTTTATGTTGTTTTTAATTCAATGCCTACTTTTTTTGCTTGTTGTGAAGCCTTATTTTTAATTCTTATTATATAGTCATTTAATGCCGTAGTTGTTAAAATAAAAAAACCTGCTGAAAATGCTATTTTTGCATCTAATTTAGTAAATTCATAATGACTTCTTAAAGGATTAAAACGCCATATTAAAAACAAACAAATATAAACCCTAACATAATAATTTATTTTTTCTATATATTTTTGTGCTGAATCAGAAAATCCTAAAGTATAAATTACTAGTAATGCGTATAATAAATAAATTGTATAATCAAAAAGGTTTTCTTGAAAAATATGTAGTTTTTTATTCATAATTATATATAATATTATGATTAAAAATATAACAAAGGAAAAATATAAATACCAAAAAAACATAACTCTAACTCACTCTATTTTAGTTTCAGAATAAAATGTTAATGTACGAGCACTAGGATCAGTAGCATTTGTATATTTTGGCATCCAAAAATAAGGTAAAATATGTGAACAATTTGGATAAGCGTCATCAAAAATTTTCTTATAATAGTATTTTTCTGTTTGAATACAAGCTTCATAATTAGTTGTATTTTCATTTATATTCAAATATCTAGAAATATGTTCTTGTAAAATTTGAAACAATGAACGTCCATGTGAGCTAACACCATCACTAAAAGCTTCCTTCTTTCTCCAAAGAATCACATCTGGTAGTATTTGTTTTGAATAACAATCTTGAAAATTATTAATTGAAAAGCTTTGTCTAAGAATATATTTTTCACATTGTCCATAATTTTTATGATTTCTAAAATAGGGAGGAATTGACAAAATATAATTTACAAAACTTCTATCCAAAAATGGGGTTCTTGGTTCAAGTCCGTGTGAAGAAATAGATTTATCAGAACGCAAAACATCAAATAAATATATATCATTTAACAACCTTCTTGTTTCTTTGTCAAACTCAATATCATCAGGACATTTATTCATATAAAGATAACCTCCAAGCAGTTCATCTGATCCGTCGCCATTAAAAATTACCTTTGCTTCACTATTTTTGCGAATGTATTTTCCTAATAAATAATTGCCAATACTAGCTCTAACAGACGTAGTATCATAACTTTCAATATTATAAATTACTTCAGGAATCGCATTACACATTTCTTCTTCTGTAACAATAATTTCAGTATGATTAGTACCCAAATATTCAGCAACAATTTTAGCATATTTTAAATCTTCAGAACCTTGTAATCCAATACTATATGTTTCTAATTTATTTGGCATATCATGTATATTATAAAAATTATTAACAAGAGCTGCTATTAAACTACTATCTAGACCGCCAGATAGCAAACAAGCAATTGGTCTTTCAGTTGTTAAGCAACGTTTAATAACTGCGGCATTTAGCAAATTAGAAATCTTAAAAAATATGTCGTCTAATAATAAACTATGTGAAAAATTAGGAATAAAATATGGTATATTTTTATACATTAGTTCCCAAGAAGATATATACGAACCAGAATAATTAAAAACACTATAAGTACCAGGTTTAAATTGTTCAATAACATATGAATCTTTATTTAAATTATAAATATCACTCAAACATTTAAGCTCTGAAGCAAAGCCAAATGGCAAATTCATAGTATTTTCTATAGGCATTAATTGATACAATGGTCTTACACCTAATGGATCACGAGCTACATATATATTATTATTTAAAATATCGTAAAGCAAAAAAGCAAAGACACCATCTAGCATATTTAATGTTTGTTGAATACCATATTTAAGATATAAATGAATAATAACTTCACAATCAGAACCAGTTTTAGGTTCTACTCCCATAAATTTATACAAGTCCTTGTAGTTATAAATTTCTCCATTACAAATTAAAACAATATTATCAATAATTAATGGTTGATTAGATTCTTCATTTAAACCATTAATAGCTAATCTATGAAATCCTAGTATCATTCTATCAAAAGAGTATTCTAATTTAGAAAATTCAGGTCCACGATTTTTACCATTTTCAAAAGATTCTTCAATTGTTTGTAGTGATACATTGTTATTTAAAATCGCAAAAATTCCACACATAAATGATAATATTATATATATCAAAATCTTTATACTAGTTAATTAAAATATTTATTGTAATAAGTAATTAAATTAGGTTCAATATAAAAATATATATTCATTATATAAATGAATAATTGTAACCAAACACAATTAAATGTTTCAAAAATACATCAAGAAACAAATACAAGAATTTATGATAGAAATATACCTTCACAAATGCTACAACCTTATTTAGATGTGCGTCCTGTAATGACAAAATATTCATACTTTCCTATTGTTGACCCTAGAAAAAATGTAAATGTTCCATTAAATGTACAACCAACGTTTAATTCACATGCTGTATTTAATCCAGGAAATACGCAATCGCCTTGGTCAGGATTTGCTTCCAATGTTAATTTGGAATCAGAATTGCGAAATCAAATTTATGCTTTACAAAAATGTAGTCAATCTGTATATGTTCCATCAAGCAAAAGTGATTTATATAATTATAGTTTTACACCAAAACCGACACAACAAACACATTCTTTATTATTTCAAAATCAAAGTTTTCACCAATTCAATCCTAACCCAGATTCAAAAATAGTAGGTGTTAGTATGTTTATGAATCCAACTAGAGTACAAGTGAGAGACATGACAAAACAAACATGTTAATCTAGTTTTTTATTTTATATTTTTATAATTGTATAAAAGTATAAAATATAAATTTATAAAAATAATAAATAATAAATAAGATAATTACTTATATTTTTTTTAAAAAATAAAATATATGTCTCAAGCTTTTGTAGATCAAGTAACCCTAAATTGTTTATTAAATAAAGAAATGTTTAATAAACACATCAAAGCACAGAAAGCAAAATCAATTATTAAGGAAGATTTGAAGTTTTACAAAAAAAGAATTTATAATTTATTCAAAGAATTACTCATAACAAAAGAAGAACCAGTAAATTTATTACCTGACGTGAAATATGCTTATGATAATTTTATTAATTCATCAATAAATTATTTTAAAACAATTGATAATAATGATTTAAATCAACAAGATTATGAAAATTTAGAACAACAAGTCCAAGAAGAAAAAGAACAAAAAGAACAAGATATAAATAATATTCCAGAATTAAATGACGATAATTTAAAAACAGAAGAAGAAGCTAATAAACTTTTAATGCGTTCAATTAATATTTCAACGACAACTTTAGATAATTTTATTAAAAAAAAAAGTACAAAACCTCAAGAGAAATTAATATTTCCAAAACAAAGAGAAATTAATTTATGTGACCCTGAATTAAAAATAAAAGGTATTAATAAAAAGAATAATATCACTAATAAATATGATGAAATCGTTAACAAAAAAAAAGAAACTAAAGAGGAATGTAACAAAAAAGAAAAATAACGCTTCAAAAACAAAAAAAAATATTAAACATTATCAAACTGGTTCCTCAGGTAAAAAAAAATTAAAGAATGTTAATTGTAGTCCAAAAGAAAAATCAGAAATGAATAATTATAGTTGTTATACAGATAAATCATTATATAAGTTAAGAGATTTATGGAACGCAAGACATCCAGATGTTAAAATTAATACAAATAATCCACGAGAAATACATAAATTACTAACAGAATATTTAAGTGATGTATGTAATAAAGAATCGTGTTGGATAAAACAAAAAAAAGAATTTGGACAAATAAGCAATGAAATAACTGATTCTTTTGCTCCAGAATCACCAGCGGAATGGAAAAAAAATCCAAATGAATGGTTATCAAGTGTTGATATAATGAAAGTAATGAAACAATATGAAAAGGCATACAAATGTTTTGATTTTATAGGTCCCACCCCAATAGATTTTGATACAAGAAAAATATATGGTGAATGCGTTTGGGAAGAATTATGTAATTTTAATTTAGCCAAACAAATTAAAGATGGTAAAACAAAAATCGGTATCATATTTAATACAGATCCTCATGATAAACCGGGTCAACATTGGATATCTATGTTTATTAATATTAAGCAAAATCACATTTTTTTCTTTGATAGTACCGGGGATGGTCCTTCGCCAGAAATAATGAAATTAGTTGATAGAATAAAAGAACAAGGGTTGTCATTAAATCCCAAAAAGGTGTTTAAATTTGATAGTAATGAAGGTATAGAACATCAATATGGTAATACAGAATGTGGTATGTATTCATTATTTTTTATTGTACATATGCTTGAAGATAAATTAACAGAACATTATCTAAAAACACATATATTAAAAGATAAATATATGGAAAATTTTAGAAAAATATATTTCAATGATTCCCTCTAATATTTGATTTAAACTGCGTAAAATTATATAAATACATTTTTATATAATTTGTATAATGAACACAAAAAATATATCTAATATAACAAAATTTTTAGATAATGATAATATTAAAATATTATGGGATGTAATAATTGATGAAGAAATTATAAAAAACAAACCAAAGGTATTTCAAGAGAATATTTTTCACTTATTTATGAATAATATTAAAGGATTTTTTGATGTTGAAAGTAAAAAAATGTCTAATTTAGTGGATATGAATAAAAAATATATTTTATTAATATTAAATCATGCGAATAAAAGTATTCAAAAATTAGAAATGGCAGAATATAAAAAAATTAAAATATTAGATGAAGAACCTAAAAATGGGAATATGTTAATAACATATGAAGAAATACAAAATGATAAACGCAGTCAATTTGATAAAGATTTAAATAAACGTCAAGAGGAGTTTACAAATGCAATGACCTTACCTGTTCCACCAGTTCCAACATTTACTGATAATTTTGACAATAATAATTCAATTAGTGAAATAGAAAAGGCTATAAAAGAAATGACCGCGCAAAGAAATTATGATGTTGAACAAATAAACAGAAGTAATAATAACTCTATTATAACATCAAATATAGATACTTGGTTAAAGCCTCAGGAAACATCTGTAAAAAATGAAAAAATACCACAACAAGTAGAAGCAAATAATACGAATAAAAATAATAACAATAGTAACAGGCTAAAATACATAAAAATAGAAAATATTGATATTGATAATAGTAATTATCAAAATCAAATTATTGATTTGGGTAAAAAAGAATATGAAAGTCCTAAAAAAAATGTATCATGGGGTAAAAACGAAGTTTATATTAAAAACGAACTAGATGGTAAAAATAAAGTAAAATTAGTAATGGAAGAAATAGAAAAAGATAATGAGAATGATAATACAGATATTTTTAAACTTTTTAAAAAAATACCTCTTAAAGAAGAGGGAAAAAATATTCAAACAAATGAAGATAAAATATTATTACTCCAACAAGATGTTAAAATTTTAAGTAGCAAATTAGATATGATAATAGAATTACTACAAAATAATAAATAATATAATAACAATTTTAAGAAAGTGTTTTTAAAAAATTGTTAATAATTTCAGTAAAATATACATTTCTTTCGTAGTTATGAAAGTCATCACGAGAAAAAAACTCATCCTTAATACGTTTTAAATTATCATCATAAGTAAATGTAGTAATATCTAAAAATTTGATATTGGGATTATTTAATTTTTTTATTTCATTTTCTAATTGTTCATTAAAATGTAATGTTATTTTTGTCCTTTCATAAATATTTGGCAAAACCACATTTTCTAATTGTTTTTCTAGCTCTACAAGATTTTCATTTTCTATTGTACTAATATTGACGCCTGCTAATAATCCTTTTTTTAAAAATAAATCATCTAAAACTGGTAATCCTATAGATAAAATTATAACAGATTTATTTGAAAAATTGCTTGTTATAAAATTTAAATATTTATTTATAACATCTAAGTTAAATTCTATGTAATTAATATTAGTATTTTTTGCATATTTATATAAAAATAAAAAACTTACATCAACGCTACCAAAATTAAAAAAATGATGTTTATAATTGTTATGTTGAATATTATGAATAATAGCTTTATTATATTGTGATACTGAATTTGGATTATTTAATCCTGAAGCACTTCCGCCATTACAATATAAGAATACATAATTATCAAACACAACATTTAAAGAATTACTACTTCCTACCAAAAGATTTATATCTTTCATTCTAGTTCTTATTTTTATAGAATTATCTGTAAACATTATTTTTATTATTTATATGATAATATTTAAATTATTTTAATATATTAATTTTATCATATAAATTACGATAATAATAAACGAATTATGATACTAATTGTTTAAACACATCTTCTCCAGCATCATTTTTTTCCAATGTACCAATTTGTAAAGGTATAATAGTTGGGTCACGCAAAGCAGCTTCATAACTAGCCTTGTCATAAATATTTAAGACCCTTTTACTGATTCTGCGATATACATAATCAACACCATTAAGTCTTATAGGTTTACCAGACCATTCAATTGCTTCTTTATTGGCTTGTACAGTTGTATCATTTTGTTGTTCTGAATAATCAGGAACATACGAAAATTTTTCTTTCGTTGGGTCACCAAAATTAACACATTTTCCGTTTGAATAAATATAACAATCAAATGCGGACTCTTTAATGGCATCAGTAAGTTGTGCTGTTAAATTAGCTTTAATTTCAGAAATTTCATAAAGATTTTGGTCACTAGTCATTGGTACGTGTGGTATTGATTTACTTAAATCCTTTCTTTTTAATTCAATGGCATCATCGGATTCCAATTGTTGAGGTGTAAAAATCATAAGATAAACAAATACTTCTACAGTTTGTAATGCTTGTGGTAATGCTTTATGACTGCAAATACGTCTAGCACGACCTATAACTTGTTCTGTACGCACAGGATGCCAATAAGGTTCCATAATATGAACATAACGTGTATTACGTAAATTAATACCTTCTGAACCAGAGGAAGTAATCATTAATACTTTAATTACTTCTCCCATATTATTATTGTTAGCTATTTTTCTCAATTCAATTGAAATACTTTCAGGAACCTGGTCCCATTCTCCATTATAAATATGTCTTAGCATTTCTTTTTCTTCACTAGTCTCGGTTCCAGTATATAAAGCATATGTAGGTTTACCTTTATTAACATCATCAATATCTATAGACCAAATTCCAGAAGAACTTTTCTTAATTTTAAATTGAGTAAACCCATTTTTATCTAAAACTAAACTGAAAATACCTATTCCTTCAATAGTTCTAAATTGACTATAAACTAAATGTAAACCAATATATTCAGGATCTTGAATATTTTCAAGTATATTCAAGAATTTAGGACTATATGTTTGTAATGCTTCTGGTGTTAAAAAATCATTAGAGTTTTCTTCAATATGTTTAATTGCTCTATTTAATCGTTCTTTATATTCAACTCCGCCAATTCTATCTAAAATTTCTTCAATTTCTATTTCTCCTTCTTGTTCATCATCAACATCTTGTTGAGCTTCTGCTTTTTTAGCATCTTTAACAAATTGTGTAATTATATTTTTAAGTTCACCTCTAGAGTGTGATGTTAATGCGGAAGTAATAACATCATCTATTGCTTCTTTTAAAGATTCTAAAATTAATGTTTGTTTATATTCATTAATAAATGCTTTTTGTTCCGATGATACCTTATTATTTTCACGTATTTCTCTTATTATTTCTTCTAATTTATCAAGGTCCAATTGTGGAGCCAAATAGCTTGGCCAGGTTGTATCTTTTTTACGTCTTGTATTTTCAAGATCTAAATTTAACAATAAATTTTTTAAATCACCTTCAAATTTTTTATCAGCTTCTTCTTCTGATTTTAGTATTTTTTTTCCTTCAGGAATAGGTCTATCAGGCATTACAAAATTACAATACAAACGAGAAAAAATACGATATGATGATGATGAATCTTCATATAATTCACCAACTGTATGTTTAGGTTTTACTTTTTCAGATTTTCTTTCTTTGCGACGTGCAGTTTCATATATGTTAAATTGAAAGTTGCTCATAGGTACACGAATAATATGATAATCTTGTCCAAGAATTTTGTCATATTTAGGTAATAAATTTTCCTGTGCACTTCTAAAATAAGAAGATAACCCAACTATGCGTCTTTTAAGAGCATCAATGTTCTTAATTTTTTTAGTATTAAAATCAATATATTGCCCTTCAAATAAATCAAGTGTATCAGGTAATGCTTTTTTATTTTTAATTTCTACTCCTTGTGGAACAATAGTAATATTATTTCTCTCTAAAATTGATATTATCCTTCTTTCAAAATCGTCATCGCTCATAAATTCATTGTCAAATATTGTTTCGCCAGTTTCTGATTTTTTAGTATTTGTTACACCTTGATAACCAGATTCTTTTTTAATTTTATTAGAAAAACCAAATGGGTTTCTGGTAATAGTTAATTTATTACTTGAAGAAGAATAATCTAAATAATCCATAGATTTAACACCTAATAACATTTCCCGAAGAGCATTAGCATCTATCTTAACATCTCTTTTTTTTTGTTTGCTAGCTTCAACATTAATAGTTATTTTCCATGTTTTAATATATCCTCTTAAAATATTAAAAAGTATTCCAAATTCGTTAGGATAATTAATAACTGGTGTACCTGTTAAAAGGACTATTCTACAATTCGTAGCACTAAGTAAAAATTCATATAATTTTGTCGATAATTCTAATGGTAAATGTTCTTTCTCTCCTCTTTTATTTTCAGGAATAGGTTTTTCCTTTTTAATTTTATTAACTATTCTACTTATTAAATTATGTGCTTCATCAATAATGACTACTGAATCATCAAAAAGATTGCGAGTAAAATTAGACGTGAGTTCTTTTAGTTTTTTAACTCTTAACCCATTATAATTAATAAAAGTATATTTGTTAGAAATCATAACATTTAATTGTTCCTCTAATGTACTTTTTTGAATATCACTCAAATCATCATAATTAGATGGTTTTGTAACATTAATAAACCAAGCGCCATGGTGTCTAGTAATATAATCTAATGGTAAATTTAAAATACTTGATATTGGTGTTGCGGCTTCTGGATTTACGTCTGTTGATATCCATTCCCAATACTGGTTTCTCTTATAAATTAAGTCGCCACATTTTTTGAGTTCTTCTATATAATTAGCACGTAAAGAAGCAGGTGTCATAATTATAACACGTTTTGAGTTTTTCATACCTTCCGCAATGGCGATAGATGTACAAGTTTTTCCAGAACCTAAACCATGGTATAATAGTAGTCCTCTATATGGAGTATATAAATTCATATAATCGCGAACAATTTTTTGATGAGTCAATAAAGAAAAATCAGAACTTGTGTTACCAATATCATCACAAGAAATATTTTCTTTATTTTGCTGTAATTCTAAACGATATGGCTCAAAAAGGGAATTAATAAAATTTATAAATATTTCTCTATTATTCATATAATAACTAGGAACCTTGATTAGAACAGGAGGTGATTTTTTTGGCAATCGCTTTACCATACTTTCTTGACTTAAATCAAGAATCGTTTCAGGACCTAAAATAGTGATTCCTTTGACGATCTTTTTTGTTTTTCTGCCTTTTTTCTCAGGAACAAGAAGAGGAATAATTTCTGGTTCTTTCTTTTCTTCTCCTTCTACATCTTCAATATCTTCTTGAATAATAAGTTTCTTCTTTTGAATATCTAGTTTTTTCTTCTCCTCTTCATCCCCTTCTTCATCTCCTTCAATTATTAAAGGTAATTTTATTTTTTTTGCTTGTTTCTTTACTTGTATAACAGGTTCAACTATTTTTTTTTCTTCAGCTTCTTCTATTAAAGGTTTAATTGATACTTTTGTTATTTTGCTATCTTTTAATTTTTGTAATAAAGACATTCTATCATATCCTTTATCTGTTTGATCAATTATCATTGGTCCTCTAATAATAGTTGATGGTCCTTTAATAATATCCATTTCTTCTTGTTCGACTTCTGGAACAAATTCTTCCAATTCTTGTTCATTTTTTTTAATTTCTTTATCTTTTTGTTGTTGTCTTGGTTCCTTAGATTTTGGTTTATCTCCTTTAATTACAACAGCAACCTTTTCTTTTTCTTCAACAATTGGTTTAACCTTTAATTTTTGTTTTAATGCTTCTAAAGGATTCATTACTTATATAATTTCAATATATAAATTTTTATAATTTTATGTATTGAAAACTAAAAATAAAATAGTAATTATTCTTCATTACAAACAACGTCATCAATTTTTAAAAATGTAAGTGCTTCATTACAAGCAATTTGTTCAGCCTTGCGTTTAATTTTATGTTGTCCTTCACCCATAAATATAAATGCCTTACCATTTTCAGTAACAAAATCCTGAATTGATTTAAAATTCTTAAAAAATGAAATATCAACAGCATCATTATGAGTCAAAGTATGAATTTGCTGACCTAAACACAAATATACACCCATTTTATATCCTAATTCTAAATCATGTTCAATTTCTAAATAATGAGGAGTAACCTTGAATTCCTTTTGTACTTTAACTTGTAATATATTTTTATAATTATCGTCATTTTGAATGAGAGCAATCCAGTCTATATGTTTTTCAAATACATTTTCAATAAACTTTTGGGCCATTTGGAAACCAGGACCAGTGACAAACATAGATTGAAACCAATTTTCTTCATCTTTGACACTAATTTTATTAAAATCTAAAAAAAGGGCACCAATAAAGGACTCGAAAAGACAACCTAATTTTTTTAAATTAGTACGAATTTTTTTTTCTTCCGCATGTTTAGATAGAATAAGCCATTTATGTAACCCCATTTCCAGTGCTATTTTACCAATGGCTTCATTTTTTACAATCGCAATTTTTTTCTCTGTCATAAATCCTTCATCTGCTTTAGGAAATCTTCGGTATAAATAATATTTAGTCACACATTCTAAAACACCATCTCCCAAAAATTCCAAGCGTTCATTTGATTTGCTACTAAGAGGCATACAATCTGGCGGTCTTTCCACAATGGTTATGTTTTGCGACAAATTCTCAAAAGCAGGTCTTTTGGTATAAGACCGATGTACAAAAGCTCTCTCATAAAGAGCCAAATTGTTAACGTTAGTTGGAATATTATATTTAGAAAGAATAGATTGAACTTCGCTCAATGTTATTTTAATATTTAATGGATTATATGGATTAAATATTAAACCTTCATTCGTGTTGATAATATCATCGTCACGATTTATTTCTTTATTTGCGTCTGTCATTTGTATAATATATGTATTTAGTTGGCTTTATATGGTTTATGTAATATTATTTTGTAAATTAGTCTTAAAGAATACTTTTATACATATTATAAGAAATGTTTGCGGAAGAATGGAAAATTCAAATATTTAGAAGAAATTAAATAACATATTAAAATTATTATCTTTTTGTAGTATATATCATGGTTTTAATGAACGCTGGACGAAACGCCCGAAATGCTGCATCAATTGTGAATAGAACAAATACGTGTGGGGGTAATAAGAAATCCGGACTCGCTCCTCGTGTGGGTTGGTATTTAAGTAGCAATGTTAATTTAATACGTGCTCCTCAAAAGGTTCTTCCAATCTGTATCCCTAATAGAACTGTTCAAACACAAAAATATGGATACAGCGCTACACATGGTGGAAATATGGGTTAAAGTGTTTACAATTATTTATTTAACAAAATTAAATAAATAATATTAATATTTTTGTAAAACATATATAATTTTTTATCTTCTTCTACGAGTTTTAGATTTACCACCTTTAATATTTTTCTTGGTTTTTGATTGTAATTTAGCCTCCTTTGCCTCTTTTTGAGCTAATAATTTGGATTCCTTTTCTCTCTTCTTTGCTTCTATTTCTTCTTCTTTTGCTCTTTTTTTTGCTACAGCTTCTGCCTCTTTTGCCTCCTTTTCACGTTGTTTTTCCATTTTTTTCGCTTCCACTTCAGCTTCTTTTGCTCTTTTTTTAGAAAATATTTCAGCATCTTTTGTTTGTTTTTCTAATTCTTTTTCTCTCTTCTTTGCTGCTATTTCTTCCTCTTTAGCCTCCTTTTCACGTTGTTTTTCTAATTCTTTTTCTCTCTTCTTAGCTTCAGCTTCTATTTTCTTAAATTCAACTTCACGCATCTTTTGTAATTTAGCAAAGTCTTTGTCATCTTTCGCCTTTTGTTTTTCCATATTCTTCATAGTTTTTGCATGTTGTTTTGCCAACTTAGAATCATCTTTTTGTAATTTCTTTTGTTCTTTTTCCATTTTTTTCATAGTTCGTGCTTGTTTCTTATCATCCTTTTCTTTCATTTTCATTTCAATTCCTTCTACTGCATTTTGAATATCATCTTTTATCTTTATTTCTAATTCTTTATCTTCAAATTCTGGATAGTATTCTTTTATTTTCTTTAATGTACCAATTATTTTCTTTTGTTTTGTTTTACTTAGTCTCACATTCTTTTTTGTTTGTCTTAGTTTATTTTTAACAAGTTTAGTGAATTCTTTAATCTTTATTTTTAATCCTTTACTTCTGTTTTTTAATCTTCTTTTATCTTTACTAATAAGACCCTTCAGTATTTTTTTTGTTTTTTGATTTTTCTCTTTTTTAAGAATAAGAGAATTTTGTTCGATATTTTGTTTATAATTATCGACTTTACTTTTAAGCTCTCTAATATCAGGATTATTTAAAATAGCACTATCTATTAAATTTGTAGTATTTGTAATAGATTTACCACATTTGTTTAAACGACCATAAACAGATTCAATCTTTTTCATTTCGACTCTATTAGGTCTTGAACGAAACATTAATGGTGACGTTTCTTCATTCTCTTTAGCATTATCTATATCAGATTTCTTTAACTCTTTAAAGTCTTTAGCAAATAGTTTATAATCAGATAGCTGTTGTTTTATTGTCTGTTTTTCTTCTTTTATTTTTTGTATAGTACTCTTTTTATAAGCAGATATAATTTTTTTACATGCGTTTTTTGCCTTAGGAGATTCATAACTATCACAAATTTTTTCCATTGTAATATAACCATCTGGTAATTTTGCTTTAAGAACAGGATTTGATTTAAGAGATTGTATTTTATTATTAATTTGTTTACTCATACTGGAATATAATTTACGAGTAGCTTTCTTATTGTATCTCAATATTTCCTTATCATATACGTCAGTTTGTATAACAGATACGACAGGTTGTGAAAATTGACGAGCATCTTTTTCACGATTTAAATAACTAATATGACCTGCTATTTCATTTCTAAATTTATGTAATCCTTCAGGTTTAAAAAATCCGTTATTATTCAAATATTCTTCTGAGAATACATCAAAATTATTAGGCATTTGTTCACTAGGCATTTTAAATAAATTTATCAGCTTGATTAATTCCATAGGGTCAGATTGAATGGGTGTAGCTGTCATTAATAATAATTTAACGGATTCTGAACCAGACATAATATATGAATTCATTAATGATGCGTGAAGAGAAACCATGTCAGGAGTCTCGATGGAAGATAAATCGCCGCCACCATATAATTTATGAGCTTCATCAATAATTAATAATGTTTTACGTAATGGGTCATCTTTTCCATTTATTTTAACCATGGTTTCATAAATTTGGTTTTTCTTGGAGACAAGATTACTGAATTGTTTGTACGACATTGGACGAACTCTCCATGATTTAGAAAGGAGTTTCATTCTATCAGAATTATTGGAAGGAATTACAATTCCTTGATTCTCAATTTTAAGTTTAATAATTTCGTGACATACCTGGTCAAACATATTCTTCCAAATATCATTTTTAAGTGTAGTTCTAGTCACCCAAAGAATAGTATAACCTTGCTTTTCAAATGAAGAAGTTGCTGTCGCAATTGCTGTACATGTTTTTCCGGTACCTACACTATGCCAAAGCAACATACCCTTTAATGGATTCTGTGGCGTAAAAAAATTACTAACAAACGCTTGGGTTGGTGTATAATTCATAATTGTAGCACCACCTAATTGCTTTCCTCCTTTTGGAACGCAATTATTTTCCATTACAACTGGGTCCCAAGCATATTGAGAAAAATAATCTCTTACATATTCACGCATTTGAGATGCATTTAATGATTTATCTACAGAGAAATCTATAGTTACATCAGATGATTTAGATTTTGATAATGATTTTTTAAAGAAATCTTCATTTAATGAAGATGTGTTAGAACGAGAACTCACAATTTCTGTACTGACTGATGGAGAAGATTTTAAGTAAGAACTTTTTTTTGATTTTGAAGACCTGGTTGAAGATGAAGATTTAGACCTAGTTGAAGATGAAGATTTAGACCTAGTTGAAGATGAAGACTCACTTGATGAATTCTTACCACCTCGCAATGAAGAACCTTGTTCATCAAATGAAATTGCAAATGAATGAATATTTTGATTCAATTCATAATCTACCGCATTTTGAATGCATACTGTTTCTAGTTCATTTGTAAAATTCAATAATTCAATATTTAAATTTCTAGCTTTAAAATACATTTCGATAGCACTAGTTGCTCCTAATACCTTATCAAAAGGGTCCTCCATTTTTAAATCATACACATAAACATAAAGAGGCCATCCTTTTTGTGGATGAAAATCAAGACCTTTTTGACCACATGTGCGAGTACCACGACCAATTACCTGTTTCTGGTCTGCTTGTGTTAATGTAGGTTCAAAAATATGAACGTATTTAATGTCAAATAAATCAATTCCTTCTTTGTATCCACCATCCATCAATATAATGCGAATATTTTCACCATATATGTTGTCTGGTCTCTCATTAAATCGTGATAAAATTGATTTTTTAGTAGATACACTAATTGAGTCATCATAAACCGATTTAGAGCACAACATATAGAAATTATTAAATTTTGATTTTGCTAATTCCGCATTGGACAACAATTCCATTTTACTCCAATGTTTTTCACCGAATTTAGGTTCAGCAGTGTATCCTAGTTTCATTCCAGTCGCAATTAAAGCACTCGCAAGAAGTTTGACTCCTCCCATAGATGTTTTTGAATCTGAAAAAATAAAATGCTTAAATTTCTTTCCATATTGCGCCATATCTTTTTTATCTAATTCTTGAATTTTATTTATTAAAGTAAGTGCCTTTGGAGATACTAGTTTTAGGGTATTAATAAAATCATCATACATATTTTGATTATGTTGTTTGCGTAAATATTCTTTAACTTCATCATTGGTTTCAATATCATTTTCTTCACATACTTTTCTAGAAGGAAAATAATCTACAAAATCATAATAAAATTTATATTCTTTTGGAAAAGAAAAATTACTATATTTTCGAATACAATTTGCATCATTTTGCATATAATTTGTAGGCAAAGTGTTTTCTAAATATTTTTTATTTTCAATACGTGTTTCTAGCAAATTTTTAATTTGTTCTAACTTATTCTTTAACACATCAGGTTCTATATTATCTTCACTATTCTTATTATCTTCAATATCTTCTGGTTCACTTTTTAATTTTATTTCTACTGATTTTGATGACATTAGTGAAGAACTAGAACTAGAGTCAGAATTAGATTTAGAACTAGAGTCAGAATTAGATTTAGAACTAGAATCAGAATTAGATTTATTAGAACTAGAATCAGAATTAGATTTATTAGAACTAGAATCAGAATCAGAATTAGATTTATTAGAACTAGAATCAGAATTAGATTTAGAACTAGAGTCAGAATTAGATTTAGAACTAGAGCTTTCAATTATTAGTTTTCTTTTTACTTTTTTCATATTAGAAAGCATATATATATATATATATATATATATATATATAAAAAAAATAATTTAATAACAATTTACTAAATTATTTAATACAAATGATAATAAAAGTAGATAACCGCGAGCAAGAATTATTAACACAAATAAAACAATTGGTGCTATTTATTCCATCTTTTAAACAATTAAAGGTGGAAACAGAAAACTTACCACTTGGAGACATTATTATTTCAGATGATACAGAAGATAAAATAATTATTGAGAGAAAATGTTTGAATGACTTAATCGCAAGTATAAAAGATGGTAGATATGAAGAACAATCCTATAGACTAAACGGATTAAATCATCCAAATCATAATATTTATTATATTATTGAAGGTGATGTGAATAAAATGAATCGGTTTAAAGATCCAAAAATGGAAAAAATGACTTTGTATTCTGCAATGTTCTCACTAAACTATTTTAAGGGTTTCTCTGTTATGAGAACATTTTCAGTTGAAGAAACTGCTACCTTTATTTGTAATACTGCCAATAAATTAAGTAAATCAGAATCATCGGGTAAAAAACCATATTATGAAAATAATAAAATTGTTTCAAAAATAACAAACGATACGGCATCAGAAATAAAAGTACAAGAAGGAGGAACTATTGAAAATGAAAATACAATTATAGAAAAAGAAAAAGAAGAACAATCAGAAAAGGATTATGTAAATGTTGTTAAAAAAGTTAAAAAGGAAAATATTACTCCTGACAACATAGCCGAAATAATGCTTTGCCAAATACCTGGTATTAGCTCTGTAACCGCATTGGCAATAATGGATAAGTTCAAAACAATACCAAATTTAATCCAAGAAGTACAGCAAAATGATGATTGTTTAAAAGACATAAGCTATGTAAATACAAAGGGGCAATCTAGAAAAATTAATAAAACATCCATTGTAAATATTGTGAAATATTTATTGAAAAAATAATTGTATAGTATATAAATGAAAAAAGAAATGATGAATTTGTGTATATTTGCTGGAATTGGGTTTATGGCATTTTTAATATTTAGAAATTTAAATTTTGAAAACTTAAATTTTAGAGAAGGAATGACAGATGCTTCTGGAAACCAAATGTCTAAGACATCAGAAAATGGAATAGCTGGTAATGCAAGTACTTATGCTGCTAATATTAAAACCCAAGTAATTCAATTACAAGATACTATGTTATTAAGTAAATATCGTGGTGATTATGAAACCGCTATATTAAATTTAGATGATTTGGTAAATAATTTAATGTTGAAAACCGCTTTAAATATAGACCAAACAAACCCTCAAAAATCTTTGCTTTTATTGTCGCAATTACAACAATCAAAAGCGGGATTAAATAGTATTATGAAGTTTATAGATTCAAATAAATAAATATATATTCAAAATAATAATATATATATTTAACAAATAAATAAATATATATAGTATATGAAGCAATTAATAATAACATATATTATAATTGTAATTTTTCAATTAATTTATACTATTTATGTGCCAATGAGTATAGATAATGAAAATATAGTTATTGTAGATGATGAGAAAAAAGAAGAAAAAATACAAAATTTTATTAAAGAAAAATTAAAAATTTTAATTGATGCTAGTCATAAAATGAGTTATACAGATTGGTTAACATACCTAAAAAAAAATTCAAACTATGAATATGAAGGAAATAAATTGTATGTTTTTGCTTGGAAATATTCTGATATTGAAATGAGTGTAGTTAATTATCCAGATAAAACGTTAAATAATTCATCACAAACTGATTTTTTTTCTAAATTAACCGAAACCACTATTAAAAAAAAATATAATTTATCAATAGATGCTCCTAAAAATATGTTTTTACTTTCAAAATTAAATACATTTGATACATTAACATATTTTTGGATTGATTATAATATTAAAGATTATGTAAAAAAAAAATCTGTTTTTACAAAATTTTCTTTTGATAATTCAAAAATTACTGGTATAATTGGAATGGGTTACAATATAGAAAATTTAAATTTAAATAATAAATATAAAAATTTTCAATATATTTATAAACCAGAATTATTATTAGGAAGTGTAATAAGTATTATTTTATCTTTATTTATAATTAAAATAGATAGTAGAAAATACTACAAAACTAAAGCATTTGTATATTTAATTATATTTAATATATATATATTTTTATTTATTAATATACCTGGTAATCTTATAAAAATAAATGATGAAAATCAAAAAATTAAAAAAATAAATTCTAGTATATTAAGTTTATCATTTTTGTCGAGTATTTTTTTATTTATATTAACTAATGTACGCACTAAAAATAATAGTTTATTTATAGAGTTATCATTATTATTTAGTATCTCAATTATTTTATTATTAACATCAATATATAAATCAACAAATCAAAACTCTATTTTTGATATAACAGGTGCTACAATAACAAATACATTTCTTTATAATTATGCTGTCTTAATAAATTTTATTATTTTCATTAATTTTTTTAACTATTTATTTTATAAAAAATAAATATATATATATGATAAAAAAAATACTGTTATGTTATATTTTAATAGTTATTTTACAATTTATATTAATTAAATATTTAAAATTAAGGCAAACTGAAAAAGAATTAATATTAGAAAAAAAAATTATTCATGATAACAAAAACATTGATAAAATAAAACAAAAAATAAAAAAATATTTAATAGAAATAACAGAAAAATTAAATAGTGGAAAAATGAATTTTGAAGAATGGGAAAAATATATTGAAAAAAATCATATAATTAAAATAAATGATTTTACATATAATGGTACAGCATGGTTAAAAATTCCAGACAAAAATGATTTTAAATTAATATTCAATTTTGTAAAAAATATAGTAGGTTTAACTAATACCGAAAGTAAACTTGAATTGTCTGAATTATTGACTAATTCAAAATATTCAATAAATAATAGTACTTCACAATTAATATTTGATAATTTACAAAATTTAAAAGATGATATATTTGTTATAGATTTTTTTTGGGTAGATGCACCAACAAAACATTTAGTACAAAAAATTGGAGTGTCTAAAAAATTTCAAGATAAAACCGGAAAAACTGGATATGTTATTTACTCAATTGATTCAGAAGATATAACAAAAAAATACTCATATAAATATATAGAAAAAATAAATAAATTTGTTTTATTTATATCTAGTATAATCACAATTATAGTTACAATTATAATTTATAATTTAAAAAGTACAAAATATTCAACATATAAAGCAATTTTATTTTTGGTAATATCAAATATATATATATTTTTATTTAATAATACATATGAAGGTCAAAGTACAATAAATAATGAGGATGAAAAATTAACAAAAATACGTTCGAGTATATTAAATATATCCTTTTTATCTGGTATTAATACTTTTATACTTAAATTATTATTTGATAGTAATAAAAAAATGTTTAAAGAAACCGCAGTTATTTTTGTATTTGGAATTTTTTTTACATTATTAAGTATGTATAAATTTAATAATCCTAGTTATATAGATAAATTATTAAGCCAACGTATAACGCATCAGTTTACTTTTAATTTTGCTGTATTATTGAATGGTTTTATCATGGTTAATTATTTGTTATATGTATATTCACTTATTAAAAAATAAAGTTGTAATTATATTGTATAAGATTATATTATAAAAATTATTTTATAATATAAAAATTTTGTCATATCATATATCCTAATCCTAATGTGTTCTCAATTTTACCTCATTTTCCTTGTAATATCCTTTATCAACCAGACTTTGAGTATATTCCGCACCACCCCAATTTGTATCCATTGGATTTGGACTAACATTTGATTTTTCTTGAGCCATATCCATTACATCTAATGGTGTTGTTGTTCCAACATAATAGGAAGTGGTATCATAGCCAGGATAAGAATTTTTATTATAGGGTGGGTCATTTCTAGTAGCATCTACTAAAAGTGTAGGATTTGGGTATGCTAAAGCATTTGGGTCTCCTAATGAAGAAGTTTCGTGTATAATATCGCCTGTTGAACTAGCAATACTAGGCGGTAAACCTGCTTGTGGTTCTGAAACGCTTGGTCTTACTTTATAAACAGGATTACCTTGCGTATCATATGTTTCTTGTAAATACAAAACAGGGCATCTAATATTTTGGCTTCTTTGCCAATCTAAAAACTCTGTATAATCTTCTAAATTATCAAATTCAACAGGATTCACACCAGGTACCTTTGCTACTTTAGAATTATACAAATAAAATCGAGATCCTTTTTGAATTAATAAATTAGGACATCTCGTACCATTATTTGAAGTATTTATATTATTTGTTAACCCTTCTACATAATTTGGATCACTACATTTGGCGTAAAAATATAATCCAATTAAAAATATAATTATGAATAAAAAAGTTAGTAACGTCATATATATTTAATAAGGATAAAATAGTAAAAATTTTGTATTTAATTATTTTCTATTAAATTTATATAATGGTATTTTTACATATTGATACTAAAAATTATAATACAAAGGATAAAACTGGAATGAAACCAATAGATACATTAAACAATTTTATTATAAATGGCAAAAAAATATTTATATTAATTTATATGGAAGGTTGTGGACCTTGTAATGCTACACGTCCTGAATGGCAAAAATTAAAACATGTTTTAAATAAAGATATAGATAATAGTAATGAGGTTTTAGTTGTTGACATTGATAAAGATTTGTTAGCAAAGGTTAAAAATATTAAAATACAACCTATGGGGTTTCCAACAATAAGATTTATTTCAAATAAAGGTACAATAAGTGAAGATTTTGAAGACTCCAAGTTAAACGAAGAATACAAAAAAAGAACTATTGATTCATTTGTTAAATGGATACAATTTAAATTAAACGAACCAACTAAAAAACAAATAGGTGGAAAAAAAATAAATAGCAAAAAAAGAAAACAATATGGAGGCAAATGGAGTTTAAAATACAAACGAAGTATTAATTGTAAAAGACCAAAGGGTTTCTCTCAAAAACAATATTGCAAATATACTCGTAAAAGACGTTAATCTATTTTTATATTTTACACCCTTGAAAAACGCTAATGTAATAAATAAAAATTATATTTTTAATCAATTACATTTTATAATATAAATTATATATATTTTTTAATATATAAATAAATTGTTGTTCCTTTTCTATATTCACTCAATAATACAAGATTATTTTTTGTAGAATTAAAAAAATCAATATAAATATTTGTAATTGGTAATCCATATCCATATCCAGATAAAGGACTAGAAAGACTATAATCATCAAATTCTAATATATTTTTTTCATCTATTTTAGAACTACTATAACTAAAATACCATATTCTATTTTTATTTTCATCTTTAATTCCTATCCCATTATCTTCTATCCTCACTAATATATAATGTTTACAATCTTTTATATTTATATCAATATTTGGTAAATAATTATTTTTTATATTGTCTCTCCTATCAATAACTGCTTTAACACTATTTTTAATTAATTCAAATAATATATAATATAGATAATTATCTATAGTTGGAAAATATAAATTTTTATCGATATTTACTTTTATTATATTATCTAACTCAATATTTAAATATTCTTTATCACAAATATATTGAATATTCTTTATAACGTCATTTAATATCAAATGTGGAAAACATTTTAAATTTACTATTCCAAGGTTATTTTCTTTTTTTTTATTATCAAATAAACAAATATAATGCTCTAATAATATTCTTATTTCTGTTCTATTACTATAAAATCTATTAAGAAATTGTTGCATAGTTGGTTCCTCTATATCACTAATTATTTTATCTCTTTTTAATTCATATAAACCTTTTGATATAGTTAATAATGTTGACGAATGTCTGTTATAAATATTTTCAATAGTTAATTTAAAATTTATTATATCTTCATTTGTTTTTGGTTCTTTTGTTTCAAATAATTCTAAACATGATAGTAAATACCATTCTCTAACTCTATTTATTGAATGATTTTTTGCTAATCCGAAAGGTAAATTATTTAAATCTGTTACTCTATTTGCTAATCTAATTGGAAGTTCATTGTATATATGTTTCGTTGTTATATATATATTATCTTTATTATCAATTATTGTTCTTGTTTTTAAAATATCAATAAATTTTATATGTGTTGCTTTTTTTAAACTATAATCAAATATTTTATTATAAAATTTTGGAAAATTATTCATATATATATTCTAAATTATGTATATGAATTGTGTTTAAATTAAAAAAGGTTTAAATTAAAAAATGTTTACACCTTTAAAGATTTAAAATAGTACAACAACGACAAATTTAGACTGAGTTTGTATCGTTTATCATTTCGGTCGGTGTAATTATATAATCTATCATACCACTAAAATTAGCATTTGTATTTTTATTTGTTTATCACTTGTTTGTCTTAAATCTTCAATGGTGTAAACATTATAATCTAACATTATAATAATAAGTATGAATCAATATATTATTGAATTAATTTTAGGTTTAATAACTGGTGCTTTTTTAGGAATTACAGGAATAGCTCCTACTAGTATAATTTTAATATTGCTAGAATATTTCAAAATTGGCGAATACAAATCCAATTTAGGTGCTATTTTATTAATAAATTTATTTCCTTTAACTATTGGATCAGTTAATGAGTTTTATAAAACAAAAAATATTAATTATGAGTTAGGTGTAATATTATTAGTTTCAGTTGTAATTGGTAGTTATCTTGGTTCAAAAATAATAGTTGGTACAGGTTTTAAATTAACTATCAAACAAATAAAATATATTACTTCATTGTTAGGGTTTATTATATTTGTTTTATTTTTGAATTCTGCCTATTATGAAAAAAATTAATATTTATTTTTATTTAATATAAAATTGAATAAAAATAAAGAAGATAAACATAAATTATTATAATTATTAAACAATGGAACACATTTTTAGAATTTTCGATTTTAATGTCTATAATGGTAAGAATTCATCAATGGATGATTCCAGTAATAGTGACGAAGATAATTATGTATCAAAAAAAGACGCAACCAATTTTATAATTCAAATCTTCGGAGTAAATGAAGAAGGGGAAACATGTTCGATTATTGCTGAGGATTATCGTCCATTCTTTTATGTAATGGTAAATGACAACTGGACAATTCAAACGAAGGATAATTTCTTAACTCATATTAAAGATAAAATCGGAAAATATTACGAAAAATCAATTACGGAATGTATAATTATTAAACGAAAAAAATTGTATGGTTTTGATGGAGGTAAAGAACATAAATTTATAAAATTTGAATTTGCTAGTATGAGTGCTTTTAATAAAGTGAAAAATTTATGGTATACAGATTATAATAAAGGTCACAATTTATTAAAAGAAGGATATAAATTTAATGGTACCAATATACAATTATATGAAGCAAATATTCCGCCATTATTGCGTTTCTTTCATATAAGAGATGTTAGCCCTTCAGGTTGGGTTGCTTTACCAAAAAAGAAAACAATAGAACTTACTGGAGAAACAAAAAGAACCAATTGTAATTATGAATTTATAGTAAATTATAAAAATATAATTCCATTGAATGATAAGGAGACACGTGTTCCTTACAAAATAATGAGTTTTGATATTGAAGCAAGTAGTAGTCATGGTGATTTTCCAGTTCCAATTAAAACTTATAAAAAATTGGCAACAAATATAGTAGAATATTTTGAAAATATAAAAGTAGAAATGACAAAAGATTTGTGTAAAAATATTTTGAGAAAAATTATATTAGCTGCGTTTGGTTATGAAAAAATGGAACAAATTGACTTGGTATATCCAAAAAAGGCACCCGAATCAAAAGAATTAGTAGAACAAATATGTGAAAAATGGTTAACATCACAAGTAAGAAATATTTCAAAATCAAATGAATATACAGAAGCAAATACATTAGAAAGTTTATTCGAGAAAATGGCTGGCGGAGAAGATGAAGACGATTTTGAAAACGGAAAATTTGTTAAGGTATATACAGATAAGAAAGCAACAATAATTGATATTTTATGTGATAAAAAATTTGAAAGAGAAGGTAAATTGAGTGAATTAAATATTTCATTAAATGCAAATTTCCCAAAACTGGAAGGAGATAAATGTACGTTTATTGGTTCAACATTTATGAATTATGGCGAACAAGAGCCTTTTATGAACCATTGTATTGTTTTAAATACATGTTCAGAATTACCTGTTGATAATAGTATTGTTGAGTCATATAATACAGAAAAAGAAGTATTAATTGCTTGGCAAAAATTAGTACAAAGAGAGAATCCAGATATTATTATAGGGTATAATATATTTGGTTTTGATTACCAATTTATGTTTAATCGTGCGGAAGAAACAGGATGTATTGAAGAATTTTTAAAACTATCACGTAATAAAGATGAAATATGTGCAAACAGAGATAATGAATCAGGAAAATATAAAATGGAAGAAAGTAGTATTCAAATTGCTAGTGGTCAACATGATTTACGATTTATTAAAATGAATGGACGTCTTCAAGTTGATTTATATAATTTTTACAGACGTGAAGCAAATTTGACTAGTTATAAATTGGATTATGTAGCTGGTAATTTTATTGGCGACTTTGTTAAAAATTTACAGCATGTTGGTAATGAAACAGAAATAAAATCTGGTAATATGACAGGTCTTTTGGTAGGTAGTTTTGTACATTTTGAAGAAATAGGACATTCCGTTGATTATTATGCCGATGGTGCAAAATTTTTAGTAACATATGTTAATAAAATAGATAGTAAATTTAAAATTGAAGGGTTTGTAACCCCGGATTTAAACAAAAAGGTAAGATGGTGTTTAGCAAAGGATGATGTCACGCCAAAAGATATTTTTAGAATGACAAATGGATCAGCAAATGATAGAGCAGTTATTGCCAAATATTGTATTCAGGATTGTAACCTAGTTCATTACTTATTTAATAAATCAGATATTTTAACAGGGTTTATTGAGATGGCAAAAATTTGTAGTGTGCCTATTAATTTCTTAGTAATGAGAGGTCAAGGCATTAAGCTAACAAGTTTTGTATCCAAGAAATGCCGAGAAAAACGCACCCTGATGCCTGTAATTGAAAAAGGTGGTTTAGATGAGGGTTATGAAGGTGCCATTGTTTTAGACCCAAAATGCGATTTATATTTGGACAATCCAGTAGCTTGTAATGATTATGCATCTCTTTATCCTAGTTCAATGATTAGCGAAAATCTTTCACATGATAGTAAGGTCTGGACAAAAGAATATGATTTAGATGGCGTATTAATAAAAGACTGGGGTGAAAAAGATGAAAATGGAAATTATATATATGATAACTTACCTGGTTATGAATATGTTAATTGTACATATGATACATATCTGTACGTAAGAAAGACACCAACATCCGCAGCAGAAAAAGTAAAAGCAGGTCATAAAATATGTAGGTTTGTTCAACCAAATGACTCTGGTGAAGGTGAAGCTATTATGCCTTCTATTTTAAAAGAATTGTTAAAAGCAAGAAAAGATACACGAAAATTAATACCTCAACAATCAGATGATTTTATGAAAAATGTATTGGAACAAAGACAGCTCGGTTATAAAGTAACAGCAAATTCGCTTTATGGTCAATGTGGTGCCAAAACAAGCACATTTTATGAAAAAGATATTGCTGCTTGTACAACCGCAACAGGACGATTACTTTTAACATATGGTAAAAAAATGATTGAAGAATGTTATGGGAATAATATTTGTGATACAGAGCATTATGGAAAAGTAAAAACACGTGCTGAATATATATACGGTGACACGGATTCTGTATTTTATACATTTAATTTGGAAGATTTAGATGGTAATCCTATTCGTGGTAAAAAAGCATTAGAAATTACAATTGAATTAGCTCAACAGGTTGGTGATATATCCGCAAAATTCTTAAAGGGTCCACACGATTTTGAGTATGAGAAAACATTTATGCCATTTTGTTTGCTATCAAAAAAACGATATGTTGGTATGCTTTATGAAACAGACCCAAATAAATGTAAAAGAAAAGAAATGGGAATTGTATTAAAGCGGCGCGATAATGCCCCAATAGTAAAAGATATATATGGTGGAATTATTGATATTTTAATGAAACAGCAAAATATCAAAGAAGCGATTGATTTCTTAAAAGGTTGTTTACAAAATATAGTAGATGAAAAATATCCAGTTGATAAATTAATAATTACAAAATCTTTGCGTTCAGGGTATAAAAATCCGCAATCCATTGCACATAAAGTGTTAGCAGATAGAATTACAGCGAGAGATCCTGGAAATAAGCCAAGTTCTGGTGATAGAATACCATTTGTGTATATTAATTCAACAAATAAGAAAGCATTACAGGGTGAAAAAATTGAAACTCCTATATTTATTGCAGAGAATAATTTAAAAATAGACTATTCCTTTTATATTACAAACCAAATTATGAAACCAGTTCAGCAATTATTTGCTTTAGTACTTGAAAAAATATGGAAAATGCAAAATAAAATACCTAAAATTAAGCAATTTAAAAAAGATGTTGAATTATTACGTAAAAATACAGATCCAGATAAATTTGAAGATAAGTTAGAACAATTGAAAAATAAGGAAGTAAAATCCTTGTTATTTGATGAGTACTTGAGAGAAACAAATAATGAAAAATCGGGTGTACAAAGTTTAACAAAATTCTTTATAAAAAAATAAATATAATATCATAATATTTTATATGAAAACTTACAAAAAAAATAAATATAGAAAAAATAAAACACGGCGTAATAAAAAATATCGAAGAGGTGGTTTTTTTAATACTACATCTTTTAAAAATAGTACTACAGGTTTAACTAATACTTATCAAAATACAAAAACACAATTAAAAAATACTTATAATCATCCAGAAGTACAAAAAAATATACAGGATATATCTAACCATTCAGCAAATGTAGCACAGCACGGAACAAAAGGTCTTACTAATGCTGCTACTGGTTCTCCTTTTTCAGCAGCTTATAGAGGATATAAGACATACAAATCTAGTAAAAATGCAATAGGTTCTGTTGGAAAATTAGGCACTAGTTTAGTAAATGCTTATAAATCTAATAGTCCTTCACCAATTTAAGTATTTCATTTAATTAATTTATATAAATATTTTTTATTTATATAAAATTTATAAACAAAATTAAATGGTTGATGTTTGTTGTTGTTCTGGTTTTGATCTAAAAATATTAAATATATGTTTTACCATTGATCCAATTTCGCTAACAGATGTTTCAAGACTCCATACCCTTTGTGTGAGTTGATTTACATTACTTTCTAATTCTTCATTATAATCATCATCCGGTACATAATCTTCATCTTCTTCATAATAATCTTCGTCATCCTCTTCTTCTTCATGTTCCTCTTGATAATCTTCGTCATCCTCTTCTTCATTATCAACCTCATGTTCTATATCATGAATAATATCACAATACTCTTCAATTTTAAAACCCCTAGCTTCATTCCAATTATTAATAAATCCTTCATTGTGTAATTTACTCATAATTGCCATTACAGATCTTTCATGTTTTTCAGCAATTTCATATACATTCCATTCTAATAACTCATATTCTCTTTGTAAAGAAAGGGTTTCATTAATAGTCCATTTATTTCCATGTCTGTTATTTTGGTTCATTTGATATAAATAATATAAATATATATCTTTATATTATTTATATAATTATAATAATTATAACAGCTTAACAAGTTATATTATTTTTGTACTTTTAAAATATTCACATTTAATATTAAAAATTATCTCAAATTATTAAATACATCATTAAAAAGTGAATAAACATAAGCATCGTTAGGGTTAAAATTACCTGATGGATCTTGAATTAGATTAAACAAAGGTTGTATTGAATTTATTATTTCTCTCTGTATATTATTTTCAAAAGAATTTTGTTGATGACTATTACTATTTGATGTATTTAAAATGTTATTATTTGTATTACTATCATTAAAAAAACTATTAATTGTTTGATTTGAATTATAATCGCGAATATCATATCTACATACAGGACATTTACAATTACTTCTAAACCAAATATTTAATTGTTCTCTATTAAAAATATGACCACAATGTCTTATTACTGTAACCATATCATTATCAGTAAATGTTTCTAAAGTTATTGGACAAGACATATTTACAGGAGTGATTATATCACAAAATCTTACATTTCTAGTGGCATTTTCTATTTGTGTTTGTGTAGGATATATTTCAATAGGTTCAAAAAAACTTTGAAATATTCTGAATGCCGTATTATTTGATAAATCACTATTATATAATGACCTATTTATTGGTTGTGTTGCTATATTTTCAAATAAATTATTAAAATTGGTTGTATTAATATCTTGAGTATTATAGTCAAAAATATAAGAACTATTTGTATTATTTCTTCGCAACAAATTATTAAAACGATTGTTTTGTCGTCTATTATTATTTTGTTGTGGATTTAAAAGTATATTAGTTAATACATTTCTAATTTGGTTATTATATTCAGTTAATTGTTGAATTTGCCTACTATTATCATCATACATAGTATTTAATATATTTATTAATAATAATTGTTCATTTGTTGTATTAGTAAATGTATTTGACCACCTATTTGTATTATTTATATTATTTGAATTATTCGAATTATTCATATATTATATTATTAAATCTGTTTAAATATATTCTGATATTATTAATTAAATACTATGAATTTTGATAATTATAAAAATAAAGGGTTAAGCGGATTGGCAAATTTAGGTAATACATGCTTTATCAACTCTTGTATACAAATAATATCACATACATATGAATTAAATGATTTATTAAATAATGATTTATTTCATAAAAAAATAAAAAATAAATACGAATCAGCGCTTTTATTAGAATGGAATAATCTAAGAAATTTATTATGGAGTAATAATTGTATTGTTTCACCAAATAAATTTATAAAAACAATTCAAAATTTAGCTAAAATCAAAGATAAAGATATATTTACAGGATATTCGCAAAATGATCTTCCAGAATTTTTATTATTTGTAATTGATTGTTTTCATATTTCGCTTTCCAGAGAAATTAAAATGAATATTTCTGGTGAAGTTGAAAATGAAACAGATGCTATAGCATTACAATGTTTTGAAATGATAAAAAATATGTATACAAAGGAATATTCCGAAATATGGAATTTATTTTATGCAGTACACGTTTCAGAAATTTGTAATTTAGAAAATGGTGAAAGAATAAAAATAATACCAGAACCATATTTTATGATAAATTTGCCTATTCCTCAAAATAATAAGTCTCCTTCATTAATAGATTGTTTTGATCATTATGTTGAAGGAGAAACATTGGAGGGTGAAAACGCTTGGTTTAATGATAATACAAACGAAAAAATAAATATTAAAAAGAAAATACAATTTTGGTCTTTTCCAAATATATTAGTTATTGATTTTAAAAGATTTAATTTTAAAAATCAAAAGAATCAAATATTAATTTCCTTTCCTTTAGACGATTTAGATTTATCCAAATATGTAATTGGGTATAAAAAAAATTCATATAAATATGAATTGTATGGTATTTGTAATCATAGTGGGAGTGCGCTAGGAGGACATTACACATCTTATGTTAAAAATGCGAATGGAAAATGGTATCATTTTAATGACACAAGTGTATCCGAAGTAGGAATAATTGATTCTATTATTTCGCCGAAAGCATATTGTTTGTTTTATAGAAAAAAATAAAAATAAAAAAGGATTACCTCTCAAGAGGTTTTACGTTGTTTTTAGACAACCCTTTTTATATGATATATTTACTTACTTATAAACTACAAACTACTTAACTACAAACTACAAACTACAAACTAGTTAATATATTTCTACTAATTCATCAAAATCTATGTTATATTTTTCAGATATTTTACATAAACGAATCGGATTAAATACTTTTTCAACTATTTCTTTCTTTAAAGGTTGAATTAATTTTTTCATTTGTAAATAATCTAACTTACATAACAAATGCATAGCATTTGGGTTACGGGAAAATTCGAACCAGTGTACTTTATCCAAGTTCTCTGCCAAAATATGAATCGCGTTTGGATTACCGGATAACAACTCCCAATTTACTTTATCCAAGTTTTGTTCCAATATATGAATTGCGTTTGGATTACCGGATAACCAGTGCCAGCTAACTTTATCCAAGTTTTTTTCCAATAAATACACCGCGTTTGGATTTTGTGATAACCCAACCCAATTTACTTTATCCAAGTTTTGTTCTAACAAAGGTATTGCGCCTGGGTTTGTGGATAAATTATACCAATTTACTTCATCCAAGTTCTCTGCCAAAATATGAATCGCGTTTGTGTTAAGGGATAACACACGAAAGACCACTTTATCCAAGTTTTGTTCCAATATATGAATTGCGTTTGGATTACCAGATAACCAGGCCCAATCCACTTTATCCAAGTTTTGTTCCAATATATGAATTTCGTATGGATTTTGAGATAACCAGTACCAATTTACTTTATCCAAGTGTTGTTCCAATAAAGGCAACGCATTTGTTATATTGTAACATAAATAATCCCAATTTACCTTATCCAAGTTCTGTTCCAATAAAG